CCACGCCGAGACGATCCGGAGCTCACCGCCGCCGACCGCCTGCGCCTTAACCAGCTCATAGGTGGGTTCCGCAAGAGTGTTGACATCGGCCCCGAGCGTTGCGACATCAATGAGCTGCTGCTGGAAGACTGCCTCGTCCGATGTGCCGAGTCCTGGTTCGCCGGCAAGTCCAAAGCCCAGATCCAAGCCGCTGTTGGCAAGTGGGAAGTTGACGACGACCCCCTGTTCATCCGCGTGTTTCAGAAGGGGCAGTGGATCAAGAAGCTCGAGGCTCGCGGGGCCGATGTGAAGAAATCACAGGTTATTGCGCAAGTGGCCATGTCCCGCACTTTCCGCGACGCGGTGTGGTGCGAGTATCTCGAGGCGTCTCTCCTGCCCAAACTCCGCCCCCACACGCTCTACTTCAATCGGCTCAACCCCGCGCAGCTCGGAGATTGGTTCACAGAGCATTGGGACAACTCGCAGCCTGTCACCGCCAACGACTACACCGGGTGGGACACGGGTGTTGACCGGGTCTTCCTCGCTTTCGACATCTGGCTCATGGAACACTTCGGCTTTCCCCCCGGCTATGTGGCACGGTACAGACGCGAGCGCTACCTCTCTCGAACGTTCGTGGGGCCGTATCCCATCATGCAGCCGTCGGGCGACCGTTACACCCTCCTCTTGAACAGCATGCGGAACCTCGCGCTGTGCGGGGCCAGCCTTGACTTCCTTCCCGGGACGCCCATCGCCGTCTGCGGTGACGACTCTGTGGTCTGCGGCGCTTTCAAGAAGCCCAAGTACTTTCAGCCGCGCGCCTGGCGTATGACCCCGAAGCTATCAGTCTCTCCCGTCGCCACGTTCTGCGGCTGGTCCATTGGCTCCACCGGCTTCCACATATCCCTAGAGTCGCTTACCTATCGTGCCCGCATTGGCCTGCAGCGTGGTATCGCCCTCCCCGACTTTTGGCGCTCTGTGTGTGAGATGGTGCCGCTGACCCATGGCTCTGAGTGGGAGTACTCCGCCCTCAAGCTCGTCCTCGATACGGCCGCCCGCGACCTCTGCCCCATCCCCCTCTATCCCTTCTAATTTCTTTCTTCCCTTTCTCTATTTAAAAAAAAAAAAAAAAAAAAAAAAAAAAAAAAAAAAAAAAAAAAAAAAAAAAAAAAAAAAAAAAAAAAAAAAAAAA